TCAAGTTGACTTTTTAATGCTTGAAATGGCCCAGATTCCATGACCATTTTACGAAATTCCCACCAGGATAAGCCCAACCTAAATACCAGACCTTCCCAAGTTTCCCTTATACGACCAGCCAAATCTCCAAATTTACTTTTCATATCTTCTATAATAATTTGTACAACCTCTTGTACTTCTATTCCTCGTTGTCTAAATGCCTTAGCTAAATTGCCCATATCTTTATCAGTTAATTGAAATGTCTCTCTTAATACTTTTCTGGCATTATAACCAGCATCAGCTAACTGGTTTAACTCTTCTGAACTAACATAACCTTTAGCTACAATCTGACCTAAAGCCATGGCGAACTGACGAACACCAAGACCACCTGCACCACCAAGTACCTTAGCAGCAGATAGAATTGCTGTCATACTATCTACAGTTGGGTCAATACCATAAGCCTTAAATTTGACAAATGCTTCGGTAACATCTTCTACTGGTGTTATTGTATTTCTAGCTACGTCTATAATGTTTTCAAATGTTTCTTTTCCTGCTCCAGTAAGAACATCTAATTTAACTGTAGCCATCTCTACACCAGAAGCCACATCTAAAAAGCTCTTGGCAAACTTGTATGTACCAAAAGATAATAATAGTCCTTTAATGGAAAATAATGACTGAGACAAATTCTTTAAAGGCTTTTGTATTGTTGAAGTTGCTTTGTTTATCGTTTTGTTTATATTTTCAAATGACTTTACCCAACCTTTTTCCACCTTAGGCAAAGTCTGGCCAGCGTTAGCTTCATATTGTTTTAATAATTTTTCTGCATTTTGAACAGCCCTTTGTAATCTGCTAACATCTGCTCCTATAAAAGCTATTAAGGCACCAATTGATTGCTCAGCCATTATTTTCCTCCTTTCCTCCAGCCAAAGCTAACAAGATAGCTTTCATTTCTTCTACACTTTGAGTCTTGGGTGCTCTTTGTTCAGATAACATCTTAGATAATGAAACATCTTCAATCGTTATTGGCTGGTCATTTCGTTTCTTGGCACCCATAACATCAGCCATCATCTTTCTGGTAAAGCTAAACTGCATGTCATCTGTTTGAAAACCCCATGGTTCTATCTTATAGAAAGCTTGCCATTCTGCAAATTGTTGTGGTGTTAACATACTGAGCAGAAAGTCTGGGTGTGGATAACCCAGAGCTAAAGCTAACCTAAAGGCAAACCTTCTTCCTGCTCCGTAGATGAGTTTTTTTCAAGTTTCTCCTTTTCAGCTTCGGATATCTCATTAAGCTCAGAAGCTTTTTGAAACAACTCATCAACCACTTCTCTATCTAAAGCCCCAAGCTTAATATATTCATCATCTTTGAACAGTCTATTACCATGTTCATCACATAAAACATATACTAGGAATTTAAGCTTGACCCCTTTTAAATTTTGTCGCAGTTTAGTATTACCATTTTCATCCTCCACAAATTCTATTATTTGATTGTTATAATTATCAAAATCTAAGGCACTCATCTTTTTCATGTATACATGAGCATTTAGAGACTCACAAAATACCTTCTTAACTACAGGCTTTGGTAGCTTAAGAAAATCCTCTCTACCAAATATCTTTTCACTCATAAACTAACCCTCCTTATTATGCTGCTGGTGTAAATGTTACAGGCCCACTAATTTGAATAGTTACATCACAGGTAATCTTGTCATCTGGTGGTATCGTTAGTGGTATTTCCGTAACAAATCCACTAAAGGATAATTTAGAACCAGTTTCTGCTGTAGCTCCATCTGGTAATATAACCTCAATGGATTTTGCTACATCACTATCAAAGGCACTCTTCAATGTAGAATAGTGTGCTTTTTCAAACATAAGTGTAAAGGTTAATGCACCAGCATTCTTAAAGCCAGTGATGAATGTTCTATACCCTCCAGTAGTATCAAGGGCAGTAGTATCTATCGTGTCCTTGGACATTGAAGGCCCAGTAATATTAGTTACATTGCCAATTGTTGAGCCATCAATTTTTAATATCGTTCCGACACCTGCTTTTATTGCCATCTTTTATACCTCCTTCTTTAATTTGCTTCTACAAAGTTAACTATACCAACAATTTGTACAGTAATATCACAGGTAATCTTATCATCTGGTGGTATGGTTAACGGTAATTCAGTAACTAAACCATTAAATGTTAATTGAGAACCATGCCCATCTGGTGTAACCTTGTCTGGTAATGTGATCCTAAACTGTTGAGTGGATTCACTATCATAAAAATCTTTAAGGGCTTTATACCCAGTTGCTTCAAACATTACTGTTAAAGTTAATGTTCCAGCATTCTTAAAGCCAGTGATGAATGTTCTATAACCACCTACTGTGTCTAATGCTATGGTATCAATTGTGTCTTTAGTCATAGATGGGCCAGTAATGTTGGTAATATGTGCAATTGCTACATATTTCTCCAATGGTGTTAAACCAATATCAAACATGCTTTTAGTGCCTGTGCCCAATACTGTTGCTGCAACCAATGCACTTGCACTTGTATCTTCATTAATTGCAGCTACAACGTCAGCTACTGTAGATGTGGATAATGCATCATGTGCTAAAACATATGTTACTTCAATGGCATTACTTACAACACTAACTGTTATGTCTGTAGCAGTATCACTACCAGTAGCCTTAAATGTAATGCTTTCATTGTTTGCTGATTTTGCAACTAATTTAATGCCACTTGTACCATCTAGATTGTATATTTCAGTAAATGGATATATAGTAGAATCATAATATTGGAACTTAGTACCAACTCCAGCTTTTATAGCCATTATTATTCCTCCTCTCTAGATAAATTAAAAGATACTACAAACCTTGCTCTATTGTTTTCATCCCAATCTAATAGTGCTGGTTCTTGTGAACAAGCTATAGTTAGATAGGTTGTTCCATTTATAACTTCATTTCCTCTATTGTGTAATGTGCTTTTTATATTGTTTATTATTCCCCAACCAGTAGTATAATTAACATTTCTAACTCTAATCTGAATTGCAGGATATGTTATCATTGTTCCTTTTACATAATTGAAATCTGGTGGTGCTCCAGGTGTGTCAAATATGGTTACACAATTAGGAGGTGTGGTAGGCTCTCTACCCATAAATAAATCTGTACCAATAGTCATGTCTAATTCATTAACCAATATAGTGGCAATATCATAGCTTGGTGCATTCATTTAAATTTGACCTCCTCCTGTATAACCTTAATTATCTTATCTGCGTTACGCAAAATTGCAGCTTCTAAAAACTTAGCACCAGAGCCTGGTCTTTTAAAATGTGCACCAACCATCTCATGAACATATTTTGCATAGTAGGCTGAAAATCCTAATACCACTGCTGGTTTCTTTAGTTTAGAAACTGCAGCACCATAAAATGCCAAAACTGCTTTATGCCTTCTATTAAATTCAGAAGCTGGTATTTTTACCTTCTTTTCACCATACTCATAATATTTATCAACGAATGTAGGACTTGCACCAACTTCTATTTTGCCTTGACTAGTTACGGTAAATACACTATTTCTTAAATTACCAGTATCTACAGGTATGACTGGAGATGTCTTTTCCATATCTTCAAGTATAATTCTTGCACCACGAACCAATCCTTTAATGGTTGGCTCTCCTTGAATTTGTTTAACCCTATCATTTAAGTTTTTGATTACTTCTTTTAATCCAGATACATGCTTAGCCATGGTTATCTCCTTATAGATAAGCTACTATAACAAATTCATCTATAGACCTAAACAGTGGAGACTTCTCAACTCGCTGTATCATGAAAGCACCATCTACCGTTTGTGGATCAACATAACCAGAGGCATCTAAAGTTAAATTTTGTTTACTTCCTAACCACAAATAATCTCCAGTCTTAACATTGGTAGGAGTGAGTACTTGTGCTCTGCACACAATCTGTTCACCATTATCAGTCATTATTTCTTTACTTACATCGTCCCACCTACACTTAATATCTACTGGATCAGAATATGTATATCCACCATAACCATCTGGTGTTCCTCGTGCCCAGTGAACAGCTGTTTGTACACAAACATAGTTGATAAACTTGATTATAGGATTAGTCATCTGGCACAGCCCTTATAGATGCCCTTCTTAGTCCTAGAGAGGCTAACTTACCTGTGTAGTCAAGCATCTTTACCTGTTGACCATACAAAGTAGCATCTAAGCCAAATCCAGTCTCACCTTGAAAGGTTATACTGGTTGGCCCAGCCTCTGCCTGTTGTGGCTGTCGTTCTCTGGTGCAAGCTATAAGATGGGCGGTAAACCAGCGTTTAATCTCATCTAGCAAAGAAGAAGGCATATCAGTAAGTATGCTATCAACTAATGTTGATGCACTAGTGATATATGCTGTTATTATTTCATCAGATAAGTCTGTTTCAATTATTTGTTTTACTTGAGTTGCTGTTATCATATGCACTCACCTTCTTTGCTAGGTGGAGTGGAGTTACCACTCCACCATAGCGATCGAACCACATGGTACTTACCTAAGCTGCAAGCTCAACTCGGACTATTCCACACTTACCTTCCTGATCGGCACGAATCTGTGGCACCTGTATAGTCATTACTTTATACTTCGTTACCATATTGCCTTCAGTTGACCATTCAACATTCTGCAAGCCCATGCCACGCACTACTCGCACAACATCAGAGGTCATCTGGACAAGCAATACAGTATCAGCAGGCATAAAGTCTATTACCCTAATATTCTTTATGCCAGAAATAGCCATAAGCCTATCTCTAATGGTAATTACTTTACCACCAGAAACCTGATAATCCTCATCAAGTATGGTCTCATATGCAGGAGGAATGTACAGGTTCCAAGGCCCAAAGAACTTGTCATTTAGGCTTGCCTGCTTCATAGCTATTACCTGCTGGACTATTTTGGTTCCATCTGCTTCATTCCAAGGTACAAGGATAGTAGAGGCATTAGTACCTAGTATGCTTGCAACTTCAGTTTCGGTATTAGCACTTGGGAAGTTCATATAGGAGTATATTGTTCCACCGCCATAAGAATATGTAGTATCACCAAACAGCATAAGCTCTAGCTTCTCCTGTACCTTTCTGGCAGCACGCTCAGCCATGGTGGTATCCAGAGGATTACCCAAATTCCTACTGGCAGCAAGCACACGAGTGTTAATCTCGTAGTCTGCATGCACTATAGGAATAGGCAGGTAATTGGTCGTAAACTGTGGTCTAGCACCTTGTGCCCTAGTAATACCATCCATAGTAATATCGGCCGAAAGGTCGGTATCACTAATGTCATGGTATTCGAGCACGGTCGTGCCCATTGCATTGCCAAGGTTATAAACCAACCCAGCATCAATTAAATCCTGGAAACCACCAAGTCTGGATTCAGCTACCTTAAGCACAGCTTCGTCCAGTTGTTTCCATTCATCCCTGCGTAGAGTGCCAGCCTGGTTTATCTGCAGTACTCTATAGGCATCCTCTTTCTTAGGGTCTCCGCCTACATATACAGACACATAGGTTTGACCGTCCTGCTCTATATAAGGACGCATCCTGCCTATGTCAAGCCGTCCACTCATTGCAAGTTTATTGGCTATTTCACCCAAAGCCCCATTTGCCGTAATTAAATCAACTTGTGCATTCATCTAATCTTTGACCTCCTTCCTATATAATTCGTACTGCTACTCTATCGCCACTAGATGCAGCAGCTAAAGCTTGCCCTACTATGGAATGGGCATGTACTGCTGCAGTACCAGCTGCAGTACCCGTTAGAGTTGCAGTAAGCTTACCCGTGCCTGAACCTGTGTAGTCCCCTGCAGGATCACCAGCTACTTCTTCTAATGTCAATTCTAGGTCAGTAAGCGCAGCATCTGCTCCTGTAACTGTACCAGTTATATTTACACTAACTGCAGAACCAACTGGTTTTAGTTTTCCAGTCCCATCACTAACAAGGAAATCTCCAGCTGCAATTTCAGCACCAGCTATGGCATTGACTATGTCCCCACGCCCAGCAACCCATACTTGTACAGGAGCACCTGCTTCATAGGCATCATCTATAGTCTTGCCCTGCAGTTCATCTTCAAGTGCAAACATAGGAATGGCATTGCCTGCTGCTTCTCCATGAGGAATTACTGCACCACTGGCATTAAGAGCAACCAACATACCTGGAGTTATAGCAGCACCAGCTACAAACTCCTCAATTACATCACTATACTTTTTTAGCTTAATCGTATTCTTTGCCATTATCTATTTTCCCTCCTCCTTAATCAAATTTAATTCCTGCAGGCGGTAACGGCTTCACTTTATTAGCAGCCACATTAACCTGCTGTGCACCCATAGCAGTATAATCTACCTTGGGTGGAATGGCCTTTGCCAACTTCTCAAGCTGACAAATCTTCATAGACTTTAGCTCATCATCACTAAATACGTTAGATGCAGAATTGGTCTTTATGTAGTCAATATATTCTTGTTTCTTTTCCTGTAACAGCTTTATACCAAAACCAATCTGCTCCCGTATTTCAACAGGTGCCATATCAAGATACACATTCAAATCCTTAAACTGCTCCTTCAACTCTTCTAACACGGCTTCCTTATTCACCTCAATCTTAGCTGGCTCTGCTTTAGTTAGGTCTATTAACTTATCAAGATGTTCCTCTTGAAGAGTGCCTAACCATTCTGCGTCCTTCTCATCGAATTTACCAGACTGAATTAGAAGTTTTACCTTATCCTCCATCTTCTTACCTCCTTTTTTATTTTCTTTTAATGTAGACATTGGCGGAATTTCCAAGTCTACATCAAATTCTTCCACAAGCAATCTATATGCCTGTCGCCTTGCTCGTTTTCGCTCCTCATCACTCACCCCCTTAACTTGTGTTCCTCTACCACCAATAACTGCCCTTAAAGCACGTTCATTATTAAGTTTACCAGTTTTAGGATTTACTACTGGAAACTTTAAGTCCTGAAATGTAGGTGCATCAGCATCTCCAATTAAGAAATGAGCAGCTATTCTGGCTCGTTCCTCTCTTGGTAAATCTTCCCACCTACCATCAACACCAAAATCCTGTAAAGCTGGTGCAGACCACTCAGTGCTTTCGGTACCTTTGTAAGACAGTCTATAAGTTTCAATCACACTTTCCTCATCTCCTCCCTTCTTATTTATTCCTAAACCACAGCCATCTTCGAGTGAGCATGCTCCCTTTTCATTGGGTAGCAATGCCAAATGGTCTGGTCTGTGATTTTTGGCAATTCCTATATATTGTTCACCATTCCATTCTCCAGGAGTAAGTTCATCTTCAGTGAATACACCAACACTGACATCAATTGGTTTACCTGAATGTAAATAACCTAATATCTCTGGGTAAACCTTAATGGCTTTGTTTTCATTGATCCATACATCAGCTTTAAGTTTGCCGTCTTCCATACGAGTATTGTATACTCTACCAATAACCTGTTCGTCCACTATATCTGGAGAGTTGGCAGATACATACATACCGTTTTTCTGAGGATGTCTCACTATAACAGGTATACCATTCCACACTTCTGGAAATTTGCCAAGTTCAGTTGCTGGATGGAACAAAGGCCCATGACTTCCATTATGCACACCTTCAACCATCATAACCACAGGAACGACTAGGTGTTTTTCACCTTCATGTTTCTTAACTGATATAGTGTATCCTGCATTGGTATTAATAAGTGAATAACTGTTGTTACCTACTACGCCATTGGCCTGTTTAATGGCTGACACTTCACATGTGTTTTGGTCTTTGCCTTCTTTCAGACAGCGTTCAAGCACCGAATTAGCTACTTCCACCCATTGCCTTTTTTCTTTTTCGGTGGTTGCATACTGCCCACTCATATTTATCTGTGCCATTCCTATCTCTCCTT